AAGTTGCGGTTGCTAATATGAAAAACGGTTGTATTTTAGTTGGTGGAGTTGGTTCCGGTAAATCTCGAACTGCCTTGGCTTATTATTTCTTACAAGAAGGTGGCAGTATTGAACCATACACACCTATAAAAAAGACGCCGAGGGATTTGTATATAATCACAACTGCTCGAAAAAGAGACCAATTAGAATGGGAATGCGATTTTGCTCCATTTCTATTTTCATCTAATCCTGAAATAAACTACTACGATAATAAAATAGTAGTTGACAGCTGGAACAATATAGGAAAGTACTCTGATGTTCAGGGTGCTTTCTTTATTTTTGATGAGCAGCGATTGGTTGGATACGGTGCTTGGGTAAAAGCTTTTCTCAAGATAGCAAAAGTCAACGATTGGGTTCTGTTATCTGCGACTCCGGGAGATACTTGGCAAGATTATATTCCGGTGTTTATTGCAAATGGATTCTATAAAAATAAAACGGCGTTTACACGAGAGCATATTGTATACAGCAGATTCAGTAAGTTTCCGAAAGTTGATAGATATTTGAATACCGGGCGACTGATAAGACTTCGTAACAGTATTCTTGTGGATATGGATTTTAAAAGAAGCACTGTATCACACCACGAAGACGTGTTTGTCAAATACGACGTAGCATTGTACAAAGACACTATGAAAAATCGGTGGAACATGTTTGAAAACAAACCACTGAAAAACGCAAGTGAACTTTGCTATATGCTTAGAAAAATCGTGAACTCAGACGAATCTCGAATGGTGGCGGTTCTGGAAATCTTAGAGAAGAGTCCAAGAGCAATTATATTTTACAACTTTGATTATGAATTGGAATTGCTGAAAGCTATTCAATATAACAACGATGTCGAAGTAGCAGAATGGAACGGTCACAAACATCAACCGATACCGGAGAGTGAAAAATGGGTTTATTTGGTTCAGTATACAGCCGGAGCTGAGGGCTGGAACTGCATTAAAACTGACACTATTATATTTTACTCTCAGAACTACTCATATAAGATAATGCAGCAATCCGCAGGTCGAATAGATCGGCTAAATACGCCGTATAAAGACTTATATTACTATCACCTTAGAACCAGATCAGGAATAGATCTAGCTATCAATAAAGCATTAAACGAAAAGAAAAAGTTTAATGAATCACGATATATCAAATGGTGAACTATGAAAGGATGACAAATAATGAACAGGTCAGAAATTTTAGAAGAAGCAAAAAAATGTGTATGCGGTCATCGAGAGCAAGATTACGGCAGCCCTGAAGACAACTTTACAACCATCAGCCATTTTTGGAAAACATACCTCACGGCAACAAACCCGCACTTATCAGCATATATAAAAATTACCCCGAAGGATGTCGCAGCGATGATGGCTCTTTTGAAAGTTGCACGTATCGCTACTGGACACAGTCCGGACAGTTTTATTGATTTGGCTGGATATGCCGCCTGTGCGGGAGAAATTGACGAACATCTCAAAAAAACTATAGGAGCGTCAGAAGCTCTCGGAGATGTAAAACTGTTAGCTGTGACGAAATCGCAAAAGGAGTGACGACTAATGGCTCAAGTAATTCAATGTGATAGGTGTAAAAAACTTGTTGAACCCCTATCTGCATATCATTTTAGCATAGATAGAACTACTTATGATTTATGTGAAAGTTGTGCGAACGAATTAGAAAGGTTTATGAAACTAGAGGAGGATAAAGCCGATGAGTGTTCAGTATAACAAGTATCTCTCAGAACATAAAAGGAATGTTGCTAAGGCTTTTTACTGGCTTAAGGATAATCTTCCGGAGCTCGTAGATGATGCTGACGGATTGGAAAAGCAGATTTGTCAAGACCATGATATGTCCAAATATAATGATGACGAATATAAAGCCTATGACACTTGGTTTTACGGCGAAAAATATAAACGCTCATATAAAGTGTCTGAAAATTTTGACAAAGCATGGCTCATGCATATTCATAGGAATCCTCATCATTGGCAATATTGGCTTTAACAGCACAACAGTGGAAAAATATCGACTATTGAAATGCCATATAACTACATAATCGAGATGATTTGCGACTGGTGGTCGTTCAGTTGGTCAAAAGATAATCTCGAAGAAATATTTGAATGGTACGACAATAATAAAAAGAATTTCAAGATGCATCCGAACACAATAAAGACTGTTAACGCAATTTTAAACAAGATGGAATTGAAGTTGAATTTATTGGAGAGCAACAGCAATGATGAAGTGTCCTAAATGCAGAAACGGCAAGTTATACGGGGTGGACAGTGTTACCACCCCTGATAACGAAGTGTACAGACGCCGAAAATGCAGTATATGCGGTTATCAGTTCGTTACAGTCGAATTTGAAGTCGAATATAACGATGCTGTGCAAAAAGTTTGGAGTAATCATTATCAAAAAAAGAATAGGAGTAAAAAGCATGAACGTAATTTATAACAGTGAATTGTACAGAGTCCACGACATAACAAATGATTCATACATAGTAATTGACGAGACTTTAGGAAGATTATATTTACCTAAAGAAAAATGTGAGGTTGCTTAAAATGCGTACAGAAAATGAACTACAGCCATAATGCGATTTAATTTACTTACAAGATTCAAGGGTATATGAAAAAGAGTAGCAAACAAATTTTTAAAAAAATAGTGAGGTAACAGAATGAATTACGAAAATCTAACAGAAATTACAGTCAAATCACAAGAAGAATTAGAAGCAATCCCACTTAATTTTAAAGGAAGAATCTACATTGAATTTGGTACGTGCTTCGAACCTGCTATTGTAAAGAATAAATATGTTTTACCAGTTATAGCTTGGGAAAACAGTGCAGTTGAGGCCAGGGAAAACAGTTCAGTTGAGGCCAGGGAAAACAGTTCAGTTAAAGCCAGGGGTAACAGTTCAGTTAAAGCCTGTGATAATAGTTCAGTTGAGGCCTGGGGTAACAGTTCAGTTATAGCCTGTAGTAACAGTTCAGTTATAGCCTGGGGTAACAGTTCAGTTATAGCCTGGGGTAACAGTTCAGTTATAGCCTGGGGTAACAGTTCAGTTATAGCCTGGGGTAACAGTTCAGTTGAGGCCAGGGAAAACAGTTCAGTTAAAGCCAGGGGTAACAGTGCAGTTGAGGCCTGGGGTAACAGTTCAGTTATAGCCTGGGAAAATAGTTCAGTTGAAGCCAGGGAAAATAGTTCAGTTGAGGCCTGGGAAAACAGTGCAGTTGAGGCCAGGGAAAACAGTTCAGTTGAGGCCAGGGAAAACAGTTCAGTTAAAGCCAGGGGTAACGTACAAGTAGTCGATTGCCTTAGAGATGGAAAAATACAAATTTCAGGTAATGCAAGGATTGTACATAATCCGAAAAATATACATGAATTTATGAATTTTTATGCTATAAAGCACACTAAAACTAAAGCAATATTTTATAAAGCTGTGCGAAAATTAGATAATAAAAAATACTGTTCTAATTATAATAACACATTTGTATATGAAATCGGGAAAACAGCAAAAGAACCAAATATTGATACTGACACCGATGAAACTTGCAGAAAAGGAATACATATTTCTCATCTGAATTGGGCTTTAGATTATGGAAGGGACTGGACTGATTTAGCAATCCTTGAAGTTGAAACAAAAATTGATGATATTGTCTGTCCGATAAATAATGACGGTAAAGTCAGAACATCAAAAGTAAAAGTATTGAGAGAAGTGCCACTTGAAGAATGTGGTTTATACGGAAAAATACTTGCGAAAAGGAGAGCTAAAATAAATGACACCTGAAGAATTCAGTAAGCTTCTAACATACATAAGCGAAAATAACGCTTGGGGTATTAAAATGTACGAAGTTATTCATAAACGCAACCGAAAAGCTGTTAAATATGTTGATGTCACTTTTGACAGCAGAACAGGAAGAATCGGAGACATTAGATTCTGGGACGGATGCATGGATGTACGATTCGGAGTAGATTGCCAAGATGACATAGACAGAATCTACAGATGGCTTGATGAACCGCTAAACAAAAGGAGTAACAATGATGGATAAACAAATTATATTACAGTCGCTCGAAAACGTAGTTAAAACGGCTTCTAGTGCCGGTTTTACATCATATGATGTCTTATCTAAGGTTGCGGAGTCATTACCAGAGAATGATGACGCGTGTTTAGTAGCTACTGGTGACACCGTTTGGATGCGTAATTTATCATATGCATCGATCGGAACCCTTATTGAAAAGCTGTTATTTATGTGATATAATTTAGAAAATGCGCAAAAAGTACACCTCCTATTATGGAAAGGAGGTCAAGCTTTATGAAAGCATTACTGGCTAGAAATCCCAAGCAATTGGATTTGTGCTTGCGTTTGCTGTATTCGGAAGGCGTGGGTTTTACGGTTAGTATCGTAGAAAACGAGAAACGTAAAATCATGTATTCTATATACGTAAATGCAGACCAAGACATATTTGACAAGCTTGAGGAGAAGTACAGAATCTTGACTCTGTAAGCTTAACACCAATCCGGCTAAAAGGCTGTTGAAATACATAGTCTTTTAGTCTTTTGCAAAAATAACTATGCAAGGAGCTAATCACAATGAAAGTAACAGTTACAGAAATCATTGAAAAGAACGGCGAAGTTAAATTTGTATCGCATGAGGAAGAGCAGGACTTTTCTGAAACCGAGAATAGGCACGATCCATTGTGTGTTGTTTGCAGTGTAAAAACATATCCGGAATGCCGAAATTGGTG